CCCCAGCGGGGCCCGCCGTTCCTAATCACCATTCGTGCAAGCCGCTGGTTAATTGGCATCCAGCAAAAGGGACTACGCCGCCCTCTGGTCTTCA